ACTTGTACACCTTCAAAAGGTTTTGCGTAACGTGTTTTCATTACCTTACAAGCGGCTCTGATACCACGTACATCTGTTACCTTTTTACCTTCTTCATCTTCTTTCAGTTTCAACTTTTTCATTGCTACCACAATAGATGAAGCATACACAAAGCCTTGTCCTCCACTGATTTTATCATCAGGATCGAACATGTCTTGTGAAGCGTATGTGTGATTGGTACATACCATACCTACGTTGAAACTACCAAACATATTAACGCAGTTACGTACAAGTGCTGTAAGTGCCTTAGGTTTTCTACCCATATCACCTTTCAAATCACCTTTACCAAACTGATCAACATCTGTTGGAGTTAACAACATACCCAACGAGTCAATTACAAATAGTACCTTAGGACGCTCATTGGTGTCAACACCTTCATAATCGTTACGGTAGTCTTTCATAAACTCGCTGATAGTTTTTGCTACGTCATCAATCATACTCATTGATAAACGCAGTAATTTATCTTCTTCTGTTTTTACACCTAGTGCGTGAAGCCACTTTTCATCAAGTGCGTTCTCTGAGTCAATTAGTACTACAAAGATACCTTGATCCTGTGCGGCTTTCACAATATTTCCACTAGCGAAGTAAGATTTACCTGCACCAGATTCGCCGGCAAATACGGTCACCTTACCAAGTGGTACTCCTTTATGGAAGTCACCACTGATAAGATGATTTAATGCGTAATTACCAGTCGAAACCCAGTCAGTAGGATCGTTAAAACCCATACCAAGGCCTGTAATGCTTTTGGTTAGAGTCTTACGAAATTTACTAACGTCAAATGGTTTCGCCATTGTTTACTCCTTATTAAGATTGACGGTCACGGATCATTTTTAAAATGTCCTGAGCACGTTCACTTGATGGTTTATCTTCGGTCGTATCCGTAATTGATACAGCAGAGCCGTCTTCTTTACGAACAACACCCGCAGTCGCATCTTCCTCTTTTGGAGTCATTGGTGTTGGTGCAGTTGTAGTTTCTGCGATTGGTGCCGCAGGTTTCGCACTATTTGGATCACCAGTTGGAGCACTCATGCCTGGAGCACGAAAGTACTGACCCCAACGTTGTGGATCATATGCTTCGCCATCAACAGATGCTTCAAACATCTCTTGAATAACTTTAACTTCAACTTCACTTGGTTTCTTAGGTAAGAAATCATCTAAGTTATGCAAACCATGTGAGTCAACTGCCGCTTTTTCTTCATCAGTTAGAGCACGTTCTCTACGTGACCATGTTGATGTTGAATAATCAGCATAACCTCCTTTAGATGTTTTCTTAATTCTAAAGTCTACACCTCTTACATAATCTGTAGGAAGATCTTCCATCTCAGGATCCATTAATGCACCCTTAATGATTTGGAAAATTTGTGGACCAATAATAAAACGTCTAATTGGATTTTCTGGTTTGTTTTCTTCGTTTAGTGGATCGTCTGCCACAAAGCCTTGGAAAATGTATGAACGCTTTTTCCAATACTTACGTCCTTGGTCTTCTAATGCAGGATCTTTAAACCAACCACGTACTTCTGAAAGTACTGGGCAAGTTTCACCATACATTTCCATACAAGGAACGTTAACGGTAACCGGACGTGAATCCGTTTGACCTTTGATTCCCGCAAATGGAAGTTTGATCATCAAACGTTCTTTCCAAAAGAACACGTTGTTTTGATCAGCGTCTGGTAAGAAACGTAATACTGCTTCAGTACCTTCTGCCATATTCCAATGTGGGTAAATTGCGTTGTCGCCGCCGCTGTTTTGTGAACCACCGCCTTTGCGATCTTCTTGTTCACGTAGTTTTGCACGTATTTCTGCTAATGTTGCCATAATAAGCCTCCTTTTTTGCCTTTAATGTTTGTGCCTGTTGTCGATATGTTTTTCTAACAACATATCTATATTATAGTTACCTTCTGTTACAAAGTCAACTATAAATTCTGAAATTACTTAATTAATTTTGCCAATTTACTTTTGATGTACTCAAGATCTTCGTTTGTTCTTAGTAATGCCTTTGCCACGCTAGGGTGTTTGGATAATCCTTTAGCAATCTTTTCAATTACATCGACTGCTCCAGAATAGTTACCGCCCTTGAATCTTGGATCATTTAAAACACCAAACGCCATTTTAATTTCTTTATCACTAAAGCCTTGGTTGTCTTTTTCTTCACCGTCTTCATTAGTTTTAGCCAATGCTTTACGAACTTCTTCAGGATCCATATTAAGTTCTTTAGCAATTTCCTCTTCGGAATGTCCTTTGGCTTTTAGGCTGTGCATATACTTAATGCTACCTTCTTCTACTTCCTCGTCGTCAG